CGCATTTTTGGTGATCAATGCGATCAAGGATAGCCAAGGCCAGACCATGCCGATGGGCCCGATTGCGTTCACGAAGTCGCCAGATGTGCCGCCCGCTGTTGGCGCGCTGATCCAACTGACCAAGCAGGACATTGCCGATCAAAACGGCAACCAGCAATCCACTGAGATGGCCAATCCGAACATCAGCGGCGTGGCGATGGAGTTGGCGCAGGGTAAGTCAGATATGCGATCTAGCGCGTTCATCGACGGTGCGGCTGATGCGGAAATGCGCCTTGCTGAAATCTGGCAGGGTATGGCGGCTGAAATCTATGTCGAGACGGGCCGCAAACTCAAGACGCTCAACGAAGATGGCAAGCGCGGAACCGTCGAGATTGGCAAGAAGATATTTGATCCCAAAACGGGTAAATTGAAGCCAGAGGTGGATTTCAGCCGCGCGAAGTTTGACGTGGTGGTTGATGTTGGGCCAACGTCTGCCAGCCGCCGTATGTCGATTGTGCGAACCATGATGGGGATGATGCAGTTTACCACTGATCCGCTGGATCAGAAGAAACTGCAAGCCTACGCCATGATGAATATGGAAGGTGAGGGGCTGACTGACATGCGCGAGGATGCCCGTCGCACACTGATTGCGATGGGCGTGGTGAAGCCGACCAAAGAGGAAGAGGCGGAGATGCAGGCGGCACAACAGCCCGCCGCGCCTGATCCAAATGCGGTTGTTGCAGATGCGCTTGCAGAGGAGGCCCGTGCTAAGGCTCAGAAGGCTGGAGCAGATACGGTCTTGGCGCTGGCAAAAACTAAAGAGACGGAAGCCAAGACAGCCGAAACACTGGCAGGCATCCCGATTGCGCAGCAGGAAAGCGCGCTAAAAACGGCGCAGGCACTGGCGAACGAACTCAATCAAAATGGAGCAACCGAGCAAAATGCTGGACAATGACACGCTTGAAGCTGGCCTTGGCGACGACACGATTGAGGGCGGTGAAGATGAAGCCGTTATCGTCGATGATGAAAGCCTAGAGATCACGATTGAAGGCGAGGAGCCGGAAGCCAATCCAGATGCAGAGATTGAGCCGGAACTGACCGACGCAGGCCGTCGCGCATTGCAGGCCGTCCGCAAAGCCGCCAAGGAAGCCGCCGCCGATGCTAAAGCGGCACGGGCCGAACTTGCGGCTGAGCGTGCGTTGAAGGCTATTCCGGTTGAGGATGAGGCGGCACCAGAGCGGCCCACGATTGAGGGCTGCAACTACAACACGCAAGTCTATGACGAAAAGCTGCGGGAATACTTCGCAGCAGAGGCCAAGCTTGATGCTAAAAAGCAGGCGCGATTGGCCGAAGCTCAGGCAGAAACTGAGGATTATCAGGCGCGGCTGGGCAAGTATGTGAGCGCCAAGCAGGCGCTTAAGGTGCCGGACTTTGACGCCGCCGAAGCCATGGTGCGCTCGAAGCTGACGCAGGTGCAGCAGAGCATCATCATTCGCAACAGCGACAACCCAGCCAACACCATTCTCGCGCTGGGCCGTTCCAAAAAGGCGCTGGATGATCTGGCCGCGATCAAGGATGCAGACCGCTTTGCCTTTGCGCTGGCGAAAACCGAAGGGAAAATTACCGTGACCACCAAAACCCCGCCGCCGCCGGAAAGCAAACTGCATGGAGGCACGTCGACTGGTGGTGGTTCGCTGGCCACGCAACTCGCCGCCGCCGAGAAGGAAGCCGATCGCACGAATGACCGCAGCAAGGTTGTCGCGATCAAACGGCAGATGAAAGCTGCGGGGGTGAAGGTATCTTGACGTAACCCCGCCGTGGGCGCTATGATGCGAACCACGGCCCCGCCATCCGTATTGGCGCGTATTGAAAACAGCCCCGGCCACTGACTTGGCTGCGTCCCCTGCAATCAATCGCACAAACGGAGCGCCAATATGGCCAACGCATTTTCCAAAGAAGAACGTGTCGCCTTCGATCAACTGCTCGAAGGCTTTCACGACGCCCTGATCCTGTCCAAGGCTGTCAGCGTTTATTCCACCGACATGCAGACAATGGAGCGCGCGCAAGACACGATCTGGCGTCCTTCGCCCTACATCATGTATTCGCAGGATCGGACCATCGGCACGCCTGTGACAGCGCAGAATGCCACGCAGCTTTCGGTCCCTTCCACGCTGGGCTTTGCGAAGAACGCGACATGGAACCTGAACGCCAAGGAATTGCGCGATCAGTTGCGGCAAGGTAGCCTCGGTGATGCTGCGAAACAGCGCCTCGCATCGGATATCAACGTCGCGGTGATGAACGTGGCATCGGCGCAAGGCACGCTGGTTGTGCCGATTGCGACCGCCGCTGGCACCTATGACAACGTGGCGCTGTGCGACAGCATCATGAACGAGCAAGGCATTGATCGCGCCAATCGCCACCTTGCGCTGTCCAGCCGTGACTATAACGGCATGGCTGGCAACTTGGCGGCCGTCACCCGGTCGATGGGTAACGCCAAGTCCGAGAATGCTTATGAGCGTTCCCTTGTCGGTCAAGTCGCGGGCTTCGATACCATGAAGCTGGACTATGCAAACCGCAGCATCGCGACCACGGCAACCGTGACCATCGCTACCAACGGCGCGCAAGTCCGCTACGTTCCGAAGGCGATTGACCTCACCGTTGCGGGCAAGATCAACGTCGATAACCGCTACCAGACCGTGACCGTTTCGACCACCACGGGCGTTCTGCCGGGTGCGATGTTCACGATTGCTGGTATCGAAGCTGTGAACCACATTACCAAGGGCAGCACGGGCCAGCTGAAGACGTTCCGCGTCATCAGCATCGTCAATGGAACGTCCATGGTGATCAGCCCCCCGATGATCGGCGCAAATTCATCGCCGACCGACGCGGAAGTCCAGTACAAGAACGTCGAGGTTGCCAGCACTTCTGCAACTGCGGCAATCGTCTGGAAGAACACCACCGTCTCGAATATCAACCCGTTCTGGCACAAAGACAGCATTGAATTGCTGCCTGGTCGCTATTCCGTGCCGGACAATGCGGGCGTCGATATCATGCGCGCCACCACAGATCAGGGTATCGAGTTGGTAATGGGCAAGAAGTTCGACAACTCTACCTTCCAGACGCTGTTTACGCTGGATTGCCTGTTCGGGGTGGTCAATACCAACCCGGAAATGAACGGGGTTCTACTGTTCAACCAAGCGTAACAATGGCGGGGCGGCTTAGGTCGCCCCTTCTCACTCAAGGGGTTACGCTATGAGCCGAGTATTCTGCCCCGCATGGGGCGCAGCCGGAACCGCCGTCACAAACGCAACATCAGCAACGACTGCGGTAGACTTACCGCCGCGCATGGATGAGGTTGCGCTGACCAACACCAGCCTGACGGCGATTGTCTATGTGATGGTGACGCCATATCTTGATGAAGCCACTGTGCCAACCGGGACCGCCCCGACTGCGGGGGAGGGCTTCCCGATCCTGCCCGCAACGCAAATCCGCTTGCATGTGGGCTTTGGCAACAAGGTCATTCGCACGCTGGCAAGCGCAGCGGACGGCGCTCTGATCATCAATCCGGGGGTCGGCATCTGATGCCGTGGACGAAGCGCCAGATCGTCTCAGAGGCATTCGCCGAAATCGGTAAGGGCAGCTACACGTTTGACATGCAGCCCGAGGAATACCAGATGGCCTTGCGCCGTTTGGATGCGATGATGGCAACATGGGGCGCGACTGCGAATATCCGCATTGGGTATTCTGGTGGCAATGGCTTCGGCGACATTGGCGCAGAGACTGAGGTGCCGGATTGGGCTGTCTCGGCGATGTATCTCAACTTGGCGATCAATCTGGCCCCCAGTTATGGCAAAACAGTTTCGCCGGATACCAAGATCAACGCCAAGATCGCGCTGGACAGCATTATGAACGCCACCACGGAATTAGCCCCGCGCTATTTGGGTGGCTATGCTGGCGCGGGTGCGGGGCTGTGGAATACCATTCTGCCACCACCGCCAGATCCGCTGGAAACCGGGGCGGGTGGCGATCTGGATTTTGAAACATAATGGTTCAAATCCCAATTTTATCAGGCATTGCGGCAAAGGGGGCAGACTTCGTCACAGAATGGCCTCTCAACCTCATTCCGGTGCCGAAAGATCAGGGTGTATCCTCCGGCTATCTGCGCCCCGCTGAGGGGATTATCACCATTGCAGACGGCGGCGGTTTGAACCGTGGCGGCACGCAATGGCGGGATGAGCATTACCGGGTGTCCGGGATCAACCTGATCAAGGTCGCAGCAGATGGGGCCCTTACTGTCATTGGCCCTATTGGCGCGACAGGCGGGGCAAACTTCGCCACATTCGCGCAAAGCTTTGATCACCTGGCGATCAATGCGGGCGGATTGGTCTGGATGTATGATGGCACCACACTGGCGCAGGTGACTGACCCTGATCTTGGCGTGTCGCTGGATATCGAATGGGCGAATGGCTATTTCATCAGCACAGACGGCGAAAGCCTTGTGTCAAGCGATATCAACGACCCGTTTTCCTACAACGTTCTGCGATATGCCTCATCCGAGATTAACCCTGACCCGGTGGTGTCGCTGGTAAAGCTACGCAATGAGATTTACGCGGTGAACCGCTACACGATTGAGGTGTTCGCGGCACTGTCCAACCCCGGCGCTGGCTTTCCGTTTGGCCGGATTGAGGGCGCGCAGATTATGAAGGGCGCTGTGGGGTCGCGCGCGTGCTGCGAGTTCATGCAGTCCTTGGCATTTGTAGGATCTGGCGACAACCAACCGCCTGCCGTCTGGGCCGGGGCGGGCGGCACGGCGGCGAAGCTATCGACGCGGGACATTGATGACGCCTTGGCGGGCTATCCAGTGGATGTGCTGTCTGCTGTGGTGCTGGAAAGCCGCGCTGATCGGGGCCATGAGTTTCTATACATCCATCTACCCGATCAAACGCTGGTCTATGACGGGATGGCATCTGCCACGCTGCAACAGCCGATCTGGTTTGTGCTGAAATCCGGGACTGGCGGCTACCGGGCGCGCGGCATGGTGTGGTGCTACAATCAGTGGAACGTTGCCGATCCTTTTGGGTCGCTGATCGGCAAGTTGTCAAATGATGTGGGGTCGCATTACGGCGATTTGACCGAATGGCGGTTTTCCACGCCGGTCATTTATGGCGAAGGCCGGGGCGTGCAGGTGCATGAGTTGGAATTGGTGGCGCTGCCGGGGGCTGTGGCGTTTGGCGAAGATCCGGTGATCGGCACGGAATACAGCCTTGACGGCGTGGTGTGGTCGCAGCCTAAATATATCAAGGCAGGGCGGCAGGGTGAGCGCAATCGCCGCCTAACATGGGATCGGCAGGGCGAGTTCCGCAACTGGCGTATTCAGCGGTTCAGTGGCGATAGCCGTGCGCATCTGGCCTTTGCACGGCTTGAGGCGCGCATGGAAGCGCTTGGGTGGTGACATGGCGGATACCCCAACCCGAAACACCCTGTTGATCATTGCGCACGGCGATCAGCGCGCGGTGAAGTTCTTTGAGGACGTGGGCGCTGCGATCAATGCGAATGGCTCGGGAGACGCGCGCCCGCCGTCGCCGTTTCTGAGCCAACAGCATTACGACACGGTTTTGTTGCAGCCGATCTGGTGGAACGGCACCATCTGGACTGATGCGCTGGGGGTTGCTGTTTAAGCCGATACGTTATAATATTCCGATAGCTGCGATCCATGCACCCCAGCGGGCAACCCTGAACAGGTGAACCATGGACGCGGATATTCTGAAATCACACTTTGATGATCTGGGCCTTCCGCCAGAGGCGCAGGAGTATCTCTTGGACCTCTGGCATGTGATCCAGATGCTTGATGATGTGCAGGACGGCGATGCAAGTGCAAACGCAGGTCTGGCGGCATGGGCGATTTTCGCCCGGATGCCGATGAACCAATTCTATCGCAACTGCATGGCTACATTGCAGCCGCTGTTGGTGATGCAGTTGATCAAGTGGGAAGCTGCGAACAATGCCGAAGCCAGCGGGCTGGCGGACGAGCGGTCCTATATGTGGCGGGCTGGCTACTACGAGATTGTGGCGATGGCCTGCCATCTGTGCGGGCTGGACGCCAAAGCGGCGCTGAGCCTCTACGGCGAAACCTACGCCCAATATCGGGAGGAGTTCTAATGCCGGGCCCAGCCATTGCCGGTATCATCGGTTCTGTCGCCTCTGGCGTGCTGAAATCCAACGCGGCAGGCAAGGCCGCTGGCGCGCAGACCAAAACCGCCAATGCACAGATCGAGGAAAGCCGTCGCCAGTTTGACTTGGTGCAATCGCTGCTGAAACCCTACGTCTCCGCAGGCACGGGGGCGTTGCAGGGCCAGCTTGATCTTATGGGCATCGGCGGCGGTGGCGGGACGGCCCCGAGCATCCAGACCATCGCAGGCACGCCGGGAACGCCGGGAACGCGCAATTTCGGCAATGATCGCGGAATGCCGGGGCGCGTCACCACCACGGGCGGCACTCTCGGCACGCCAGAGCGGTACACGGTCAACGGGCAGACGTTCAACAGTATGGCTGAGGCGCAAGCCTATGCCGATGCGAACAAGACGGGCGGCGTCTCGGCGACAGATGCGCAGCGCAATGCCATCGCGGGGCTTGCCAATGGTGAGCAGTTCAAGGCACTGACGCAGCAGGGTGAATATGGGCTGATGGCCAATGCGGCTGCAACAGGTGGCCTGCGGGGCGGCGACACCCAAGGCGCGCTGGCCCAATACCGCCCGCAAATGTTGCAATCCCTGATTGACCGGCAGTTGTCCAATCTCGGCGGCATTGCGGCGAACGGGCAGAACGCGGCGGGCATGACCGGACAGGCAGCACAGAACGCAGGGCAGCAGGTGAATACATCGCTTGGCAATATCGGGCAGGCGCAAGCGGGCGCGGCGCTGGCGTCCGGGCGGGCGTGGAACAATGCGGGGGCGGGCATTTTGGAAACCCTCGGCGGACTGGCACAACCGACTACCGATGGCGGTGGTCTTTTCCAGAAATGGGCATTCTGATGGCTGATCAACCTTTCGATTACACGCTACCCGGAGCGCAAAACCCCGTTGATGCGATGTTCGGCGGGATGCAGTTTGGCCAGCAACAGCGCGCGGGCGAACAGCAGATGCAACTCGCTAACGCGCAGGAACAGCGGGCGCAAACGCAATTCGGGCAGGCGAATACGCTGTTTGATCAGGGCCAGCAGGACCGGGCAACGGCGCTTAAGGCGGCGATGGAAGCCAAGGCTGCTGCGGCAAAGCTGCAAACCAATCTGGTCGGGCTGGCGGGCAAGGTTTCGGCTGGCGTTGCTACGGCTGCGGATTTCTCTGCCATGGCGGCGATGCATCCTGAATTGACTGATGAGATGGCCAAAATGTGGGAAGGCCAGACCAACGAGCGTAAGCAGGCCGACACGGCAAACATCTATAAGGCTGCGGCGGCGATCAAGGCGGGGAAGCCTGAGATTGCCATCACCATGCTTGAAGAACGCGCAACGGCGGCTGACGCTGGGGGCGACAAGATGGAAGCGGATGTGGCGCGCGCTATGGCTGCTGGCATCAAGGCTGATCCTTCGGCGGGATTGGCCACGCTGGGGCTGTTGCTGCATACGGTTGATGATAAGGCTTCGGTGGAGTTGTTTGGGGAGCCTAAGGCCAGCGAATTGCCTGCTGATGTAAGGTCTATCCAGTGGCGCGCAGAACAGGCTGGATTGCAGCCTGGAACCCCTGAATATCAGGATTTTGTTTCGCAAACTGGCGGTAATGATCAAGGCAAGCCTGCTTCGTTCCGTGCTTTGGAATTGCAGGCGCAAGCGGCGGGGCTTGTTCCGGGCAGCGATGATTACAAGACATTCATGCGCACCAAGGGCGCTGGCGATGTAGCGCAGGCTACCGTTCAGGGCAAGACGGCTGGTGAAAACATCACGCAACTTCAAAGTATGAAGGCTAAGATGCCGGGTCTTGAAGCCGTTGTTGCTGATTTGGGGGCGCTGTCCGACAAGGCAACCTATACCTCTGTTGGCTTGGCAATGGACGAGACACGCAAGCAACTCGGCCTTGAGCCGCGACCTGAGGCTATTGCGCGCGCTGAATACATCGCGATGGTTGACAACCAAGTATTGCCTCTATTGCGCGATACTTTTGGCGCTGCATTCACCGAAAAAGAAGGCGAAACGCTCAAGAATACCCTTGGCGATCCGACCAAGTCTCCTGCCGAGAAAAAAGCAGTTTTGCGCGCCTTTATCGCCCAGAAAAAACGCGACGTTGAGGATTTGGAGGCTCAGGTCGGCAGTTCAGGTTCGCCGTCCCCTGCCCCGGCTCCGGCTCCGGGTTCGATTGAGGACGACTTGGCGAAGTATGGAGCGCCCGCACCGTGACCTTCATCGCGAACAGCACGAATACGATTGAGCCTGCAAGGGCCATCCCAAGATCGGCGGTTGCGATCAAGAACATGACGAAGAAGAACGCAGGCACAGCCCAGATGATGATAAATCTCATGGCAGAAGTATAAGGCGAAGGCGAGAAAATGGCAACCTTGGCGGAAGTTTTGGCGGCGGCAGATCGGGCGGAAGCGGCGGGTGATGCTGCGGCTGCGGATCGGCTGCGCGCCCATGCCAAGACACTGGAAACTGCCGCGCCTAAGTATGATCCGGCACAGTTGCGTGCTGCGGCTGAACGTGCGCGTGCGGCTGGTGATGATGCAGCGGCAGAACGGTTGTTGGCCGCTATTCCTGCACCAGCCGCCCCCGACCCCAACATGCCCGCAGCCCCGCCAATGGGCGGAAGCCGCACGGCAGAGCAAATCATTGCCAATCCGCAGCGCACCACAATGCAACAACCGCAGCAATTCGGCCAAACCGCCGCGACCATGATGGAAGGCCCAACGGCAGCTATGCAGGCATTCGGCGGCGGTCTGGTTGGCGGGCCATCGCCAAGCCGCGACTTCCTCGCACAAGACCCTCTGACGCGCGGCCTTCCCGGCCCCGTGCTGACTGGCCTTGGCGCATTGGGTGATGTGGGCGGCGCTGGCCTCTCTGCGCTTGGTGCTGGCCTCTCCGGGGCTGTGGGGCTGGCAACAGAAGCTGTGCCAACGAAAGACCGCCTTGGCTTGGGGGAGGAACTGCTGGGCATGTCGCAATTCGCGGTGCCGGAACTGGCAGGGGCGTCGTCTATTCCTGCTCGGGTGGCTGCGGCTGCGCCTAAGGTGATGGCCCCGGCAGTGAAGGCGGCTGAGGCTGTGGCAGAGGCTCCATCCATCACCGATCAGGCTATCGGCACGGTATTGGGTGAGGCTGCTAAGGCATCCAAGGCCCCGGCTGGCAAATCTGCGGCTGGTATCGCGGCAAAGTCAGCGCCAGATCAGGCAACGATTGCGGCGGCGGAGCGGCTCGGGTTTGATTTGCCCGCCGATGTTTACGCCACCAACCCCCTTATTCGTCGCGCTGCTGGTGGCGCGCGCGGCATTGTCGGGTCTGAGGCCGAGGGGCATTGGATTGGCACGATCACAAAAGCCATCAGCACCGCCGATGATCTGTTTGGAAAAATCACTTCCGGCGATATTTCGATTATTTCGGATAGGGTCGCAAATCAGCTGGGGGCGCTGCAATCTACACTGAAATCAGAGGCGGGTCGGCTTTATGACGCCGTGGAAAAGGCAGTTCCGAAAAACACGCAAGTCTTGCCCGTGCGTGCGATTGATCTGCTGGAAAAGCGCGCGGCAGATTTGGGCGGTGTTGAGAAGCTGGCCCCGGCTGAGCAGTCGTTGCTGAAACAGATGAGCGATGGCCCAACCTATGAATGGACCAAGACACAGAAGGGGCGTCTCGGCGCTTCTGCTTATGGCGTGCCAGATCAGTTCCCCAACTTTGACAAGGCATTCCAGCGCCGCCTAACAGGTGCATTGGGTGAAGATTTGGTTGATGCAGCGGGTGAAGTTGGCGGGCAATCTGTGCGCGATGCATTGCGGCTAGCAAACCAACTCACGGCAAAGCAAAAGGGCGTGCAGGAGCGGATTGTGAATGCCTTCGGTAAGGATGGCATCGGCA